CTGGTCTTAAAGCTGGCTTTGAAATTTATCAAAATAAGAAAAAATCTGAAGTCGCAATGTACGAAGCTGCACTTTTACATGCAGAAAAAATGAAAAGAGGTGAAATTGAGTACCAAGGTAAGGTATTTGAAAATCAAAAAAACGATTGGAAGGACGAATTCATACTTTTAACGCTATCTTCACCTTTGTTTTTACTTGCATACAGCGTTTTTGCAGAAGATGCAGATATGGAACAAAAATTAAACTTGTATTTTGAGAAATTACAGGGTATGCCTTGGTGGATAACGGGATTATGGATTTCAGTCGTGGCTGCTGTGTACGGAATTAAGGCTACAGATATTATTAACACAAAAAAAGGAAAATAAATGTTGAAAAAAATAAAAAATAAATTATGTATGTTAGTATGTAAACTATTTAACATCATTCCATGTATGTGTTCACATGAATGCAACTGTAAAAAAAGGAAAAAGTAATGAAAAAAGGTTATCATAAAACAAAATCAGGAAAAGTAGCTAAAAAAGGTCTTTGGTATAATATCCAACAAAAGAAAAAAAGAATTGCTGCAGGTAGCGGTGAAACTATGAGAAAACCTGGTTCTAAAGGTGCTCCTACAGCTAAAGCTATTAAAAAATCACAAAAGTAATTGCTATTACTGTTAAAATTTGATAGTTCCCTTACATGGATATAGAAACAGTAAGGGAAATCAAACGACTCATCGATAAAAAGATTGCTGAAAAAGCAGATCAAATGATCTATGGTAGTATAGACAATTATGAGAAATTACAGTATTGTAGGGGAGAAATTAGTTCGCTTAGCCAGCTAAAAGAGGATTTAAGTGAACTGCTCAGAGATGAAGATGACAAAAACTGATATAAACATAGCGGACAAAGAAAGTAATTTCATTGTTCCAAAAACAAAAGAAGAAAAAGAAGAATATATAAATTCTTTACCAGACCCTTCTGGCTATCGTTTACTCATCCGACCATTTGCAGGAGCACAAAAAACTAAAGGTGGAATACTTTTAGCAGATACTACTATTGAAACTATTCAAGCAACAACAGTTGTAGGTTTAGTCATTAAGATGGGAAATCTTTGCTATAGAGATAAAGAAAAATTTCCCCTTGGTCCGTGGTGCAAGGTTGGTGAGTTCATCATGTATGGTCGTTATGCAGGATCCCGTTTTAAAAATAAATGGGGAGAGCATAGGATACTTAACGATGATGAAATCATTGGAGTCATCAAAGATCCTGAAGATATCAAACACATGTTTTAAGGAGAAAGCAAATGGCAGAAGAAACAAAAAAACCAATAGAAGATATCGAAATCGATACAGATGATGTTAGACAAGAAGATCTTACCGTTGAAGTAAAAGAGTCCGCTAACAACGTAGACAAAAAAGAACCAGCACCTAATTTAAATTTTGGGGAAGTAGATCTTGGTGGCACGGAACACGGATCACGAACCAAGGACAAGAAAGAAGAACAACCAGAAATTAAGGTTGTCGATAAAATTGAAGAAGCAAAAGAAGATATACAAGCAGAAGCAAAACAAATCGAACAAGAAGCAAAACAAGAAACTTCAGAAGAACCTGAAAAAGATTTTGATAGTTTATACAAAAAATATAAACAACAAAATAAACGAATTGATAAATTAACCTTTAGAGAGAAAGAAGCACTTCGACAAAAAGAAGCAGCAGAAGAGCTCGCTATGGGTATGAAGAAAAAATTAGATGACATTGAAAAACGATACAATGTTGAATCGGATAATTATCTTAAAGAATTTGAAGCAAGAGTAGATGCTCAAAGAGAACAAGTTAAAAATAATTTAAAACTTGCTATTGAGAACAATGATACGGATGCCATTATGCAGGCAAACGATCAATTAACGCAACTTGCCGTTCAAAAAGAAAAAGCAAAAATAAGAACAGAAGAAAGAAAAGCTGCTTTAGAAGCTGCAGAAGCAAGAGCAAAAGAAGAACTTGCTACAACAGAACAAGCACAAAAACAGCCAAAACCTGAAGATATTACACCTTCCGATAAGGCCGTTGCTTTCAAAGAGAAACATAAAAACTGGTTTGGGTATGATAAGGATCCAGCATTAACTTCTTATGCAATCGCTCTTGACGGACAATTAAGACAAGAAGGTATTGAAGTTGATAGTGAAGAGTACTATACTCAAATAGAGGAAAGATTAAAACCGATTTTAGTAGCTGCGGGACATGCGAATCCTACAGAAGCTGCTGAAGATACTCAGAAGCAAAAAAAACCTGTCCAGACCGTTGCTTCTGCTGGAAGAAAAGAGGTCGGACGCAAATCTGTGACACTCACCAAATCACAGGTAGCAATAGCTAAACGATTAGGTGTGCCACTTGAAGAGTACGTTAAATATGTGAAGGAGGCTCGATAAATATATGAACGATACAATAAAAAGAACTTCACGCAATGCTGAGTCTAGAGATAGTAATACTAGACCTAAGACTTGGACATTACCATCCAGTTTGGATGCACCACAGCCACCGAATGGCTTCTCGCACAGATGGATTAGAACCAATGTGCAAGGTTTTGAAGATACGTCAAACGTAACGAAGAAACTAAGAGAAGGTTGGGAGTTTGTGAAAGCGGAAGAAATAAAAAATGATCCCGATATACACAAATACCCAATTATCAAAGACGGTAATTATAGTGGATGTATTGGAATTGGAGGCCTTGTGTTGGCAAGGATACCGAATGAGATTCTAAAACAGCGATCTGAATATTTCGCAAGATTAACTTCAGATCAAATTAAAGCGGTTGATAACGATCTTATGAAGGAACAACACCCTAGTATGCCGATCAATATTGATAGGCAGAAACGTGTAACCTTTGGTGGTGGACGCAAGAGTTAATCTTTTTGCTATTACTAACCTAAGGTTGGCTAACTTAAAAACAAACTAAATAAGGAGTAAATAAAAACTATGGCAAACGTTGTAGAAAAGTTCGGTCTAAGACCGTACAGAAAACTAGATGGTACTCCCTTAGTTGGTGCTCAAAACAGATATACAATTGCTAGTAACTATGCAACTGCAATTTACCAAGGTGACCTGGTTATACCAGTAACTGGCGGTAACATTGAAAGACATACAGCTGGTAACAGTACTTCTGTAGTGGGTGTTTTTAACGGAGTGTTTTACACAGATCCGACTACGCAAAAGCCAACTTTCAAAAATTACTACCCAGGCGGAGTAGTTGCGAGTGATATTACAGCATTCGTAATTGACGATCCTGATGCAGTGTTCTTGATGGATGCAGACGCAACTTTTGCAAGAGCGGATTTGTTTCAGAACTATTCTGTTACAAACGCAACAGGGAATACAGTAACAGGAATATCAGAAGTCCAATTGGACGTTTCTGAAAGCGGAACTAACGCATCATTCATAATTCAGGCAATTGACATTTCTCAAGACCCTAATAACAGTGATACTGCGTCAGCTAACGCTAATATTCTTGTTAGAATAAATAAACACTTTTACCGTGATGGTACAGGTATCTAATAGGAGAATAAAATATGGCTATATCACGACAACAGCTAACTAAAGAGTTAGAGCCAGGTTTGAATGCCCTATTCGGCCTGGAGTACAGTAGATATGATAATCAGCACGCTGAGATCTATGTTACTGAGTCTTCTGACAGAGCGTTTGAAGAAGAAGTAATGCTATCTGGTTTCGCTGGAGCACCAACAAAAACTGAAGGTGCTTCTGTAGTGTACGATCAAGCAGGAGAAGTATATACTGCTAGATATACACACGACACTATCGCATTAGCTTTCTCAATCACTGAAGAAGCAATCGAAGACAACTTGTATGACAAACTTGCTGGAAGATACACAAGAGCTTTAGCAAGATCTATGTCAAACACTAAACAAGTCAAAGCAGCACAGGTGCTAAACCAAGCACAATTTACATCTGTGACTGGCGGTGACGGAGTGCCTTTAATTTCAAATGCACACCCACTAGCTAGTGGTGGTACGTTCTCAAACGTATTAACAACTGCTGCAGACCTTAACGAAACTTCATTAGAGCAAGCTCTAATTGATATTCAAGGTTTCGTTGATGAGAGAGGATTAAAAATCGCTCTTAACGGTAGAAAAATGATAATTCCAAAAGAATTACAATTTACT